CTTGGACGACTGCCAACCATCAAGGTCTCACGAGCTTTTAACGCTTCGCCAACCGTTTTGCCGGTCTCAAGTTCATCAACCATAAGCTCAACAGCTTTTTCGGCTATAGAAATACCCTTATAATATCCACTTCTGCCATAATCCACAAATTCCGTCCAACCCTCTACAGGAATTCCGTTAGCATCAAGTTTCGTAGGGTCGTGATGTTTCTTCATTACATCGTCAATAAGTAAGTCCATCTCTCTATCGAGATAATACTTATGAAAATAATCAGACATCGTTTTGATATAGTTTTTCTCTATAGCTTTTGCTGATCCCCTACGCTGTATCTGCAGGTTAGGATTAAAGGGAGTCTTTATTCTTGATGGAGCGTCGGGAGTTAATCCATCATACCTATCATCTATAAAATCTAATATCTTATGAGGGTAGTAAAACTTTCGACCTTCTTCTGTTATATCCCTNNCCTTACGCTCCAACCACTCATCATGCAATGCACGCATAATCTCAAAATAGCCTATTGACGGTATCTTTAATTACGAGAATTCGCTATAGATCCGAGCCGGGCAATCTCTGCCTTAATTTGAGACAGGGTGAGATTTGACTCTATCCTTAACCCAACCCTTGCCGTTTCCTGCCAATCCTTGAGTATTACAAGTCTCGAAAAGACTTCAAGCTCTCTGATATCTTTTAGCTTTCCCAATAAGGTTGACATCGTATCCTCGGCGGACCTCCGGCTTCTTGCTACCCTGCCACGCCATTCTCTAAGTGTATCATAGGTATCAGGAAATTTCTTTTTGAGTCCCCGACTCATTACAGTAAAATCATCTTGGATATTTTTAAACCCTGAAGCTATTTTGTCGGCAACCTTACGAACAAAGCTCGGCTCAACTCCCTTATTGTTGAAAGTGGCCTCAATCTGTTTATCAGGAGAATTGATATTCTTTTGGAATTCAGGCACTCTTTCGCTACCGCCACGCTGACCCTCCGCCTTATCGAATGCCTCGTTTTCCTTTTTCCACTTGTCGATATTTAAACCTTCAACCTTAGTCGCCTTCTTGGTTGGCGTGAAAGTAACGGTTGGTTCACCATAAGCAAGTTCGTACTCTTTTTTCTTGCCAGACTCAATAGCTTTTTGTAGTGCTTGCTTCGTTCCCGATCTTCCAGTTGTTGCAAATTGCTTTGTTGTTTTGGGTTTGGTGAAATCAGGCATTTTAGATACTTTGTTTTTTAAGTCAATTAATGCCGATTTATGGTTTAGTAATGTAAAATCGCCATCGCCCGGAATACGAATCGTAACAGTGGGAGCCTTCCCCTGTTCAATAAGCCCCTTCAACTCATCAGTTCTATTCTTAATTCTGACGTGATCTCCGTCTTTAATGGCTTTTTTAAAATCATTTTTGATTTCAATCACTCGTTCAGGTAATTCTGAATCTGTTTTGGCTCCCTCAATAGCCTTATCTATCTCCGCAATCATCTTGGACTTAAATTCTTTCGTCCCGATAGTCGATTCCCGCTTGCCCTCGATGATCTCTTTAACGGCTTCGGTTGGCGTCTCGGCGAGGGGCTTTTGTTGACGCTTCCACTCAAGAGCATTTTCATAATGTTCTTTGGATATTTTACTCCATTGTTCAAAAGGCAAATCCAAATCAACGCCCTTAGTAGACTTTCCTTTTGCAGTTAAATATTCAGCAACTAAATCCTTTTTATCTGCCTGAAAGCGTGCGGAGCGTTTCTTTAAGGCCTTCTGTCCCTCTGCAATAGTTTCGGCTTCCGCAACTATCTGTTCTATTTTCCCCGTAGCGGCCTTCCCCTTCGGGGCGGGCTTGGGAGGCTTGGATTCGACCTTTTCGCCTAAATATTGCAATGCCTCATTGTATGCCCTTTCCGCTTTCTTAAATGTTGGGAAACTCTCTACGCTAACGGTTTTTCCACTATCGCTATCAAAGACTCGAACAAATCCTTTATTGGATTCATCTCCCTTATAAAGTTCATAATCTACACCATCAATGCGTCGGGATTGAGATACGGTAGTCTTATTCCCCATTACACTTTGAGAATCGCCTACTTTTTTAAGGTCCTTGACTGGCAATTCTATGCCAAGTTTCATCTTTGCATGGTCAACAGCATTTTGGATTACTGCCAATTGATCATTCGACAACTTCTTGCCAGCGTTATTACGGCCAGACTTCAGAATTAATTCACCCTCGTCAATGCTATTCTTCCATTGTTGCCGTTGCGATATATCGGTTTCTACGACGACATCAGCTTTCGGCTGGATGGGCTTCGTTTTAACGCCTTTCTCTGTAACTGTCTTTTTAGCCTGCGCCTCTATACGGGGCTGGCGTGGCTTCGGGGAGGCTTTTTTCGGCGTTTCATTTGACCTTGCTTTTGCGAAGCGATTATTAAAGTCTTGGAAGTCAACAACGGAACGCTGTCCCGCATTCTCTGGATTCAGCCAATCTATCGTAATCCTGTTCTTTTTCGGATTACTCGACACAACCTCACCCCATTGACCCGTTTTCTTATCTAAAACAATATTACCTTTAGTCGCTAATGAAGGCTCACCACCACGATACGGAACAGGCTCTCCGGCAAGGTTGCTTTCGACTGCGCCACGTTTAGTTTTAATTGTGCCAGGTTTAGCCCCTTCGGGCGGTAATGTTTTCTCTAAAATACCACTTTCAACAGTTGGAACCCTTCTTGGCTCCTTGTATCCCAATATATCATTAACCACCGGAACACGATCTGTCGGTATCGGCTCATCAGGGATAATGGAAGATGAAACGGGTTTGCCTTTCGGCGTTTTTAATCAATTCGCCAATGCCACGAATCTGCCGACCAGCACTCTTCAAAAATCCCCCACTTTTAGTGGCCAATCCCAACGCCATTAAAGCGGGCATTACAGTCATTACGGGATCAGCAGTCGCCTTAGCATAGTCTTCAGGGTCTTTAGTAAAAGGATATTTAACTGCCGATATTGCAGGTTCGACAAAACCTTTTATCATGTTTCGTCCTTGTTCGGAAACCCGCTTCGCTGATTCACTAACTGGTTGGGGAGAACCGGCCAACGCACGTCCTATTATTTTTTCTGATTCCCCGAATGATTTAGCTCCAATATCGAAAACACTGTAAACAAATTCAGGGAACCCCATCGTAAGTCTCGCAGGGCTTGTCGCTATATTAGCGGCATGGCGTAATAACTCCTTCGGTAAAGTGTTTTGCTGTGGAACCGTAGCTCCCAAAGCGTAATGATAAGCGTCTTTCAATGCCCGAAGCGAATATGGCGAAGGTCTTTTTACCCGCAATTATTTCTTCCACTGTTCGCTTAATAATCGGGTCCTCGGCAGGCATGAGATCAGGAAGCTGTGGATGTGAACCGGGTATAAACTTTCGTCTCGGAGCAAACACGCCTATCGAGTCCGCTTGTGGCGTTGTCTCAAAATATCCCGTGTTCGCACCTGCTGAAACATCTTCCGGCGTTGTCGCAAAGCTGTGTGGAACGCCTTCCGTCTGTAAACGCAAGTCCGGACAAACTTATAGGTTTGGTTTCCTCCGTCTGCTTGCGCAATTCTGATAATGAAATAGACATTATTATTTCTTTCTTTTTTNNCTTTAAATACCAGGGTGTAGTCAATAATATTTCATCTTCTGGATGATCTTTAACCCATTCCTCAATATCCTTTGCCGTACTGAAAATTGGTTCGCCTTCCGCTCCACCGGCATCAATGGGTTGTTCACCCAGTATCGCCTCATTGAACCACGCCTCAGCATTGGGATATTTTTCCCTAAAGAGTGCACCACCAAATATAGCAATATTATTATATTCCTTAACTATGTCCAATTTGTCGTTAGCATTCTGATTACCCCATACCACATCAGGAATGCCCTTAGATGTAAACTTTTCTATAAGTGCCCTTTCTTCATCGGACGTATTTTCGTCTAAAAGTTTTGCAATGAATCTCTCATTTGCAGTTGTTGGTGTAGTGCGCGTTTTCGGCGTCGCAAGCAACTTAAACTGCTCTTCTTTTCTTGCCAAGAATTCAGGTGTACCTAATTGTGTTGTGTCGACAGCCTTACCCTGTGCCACCTGTTGAGTTATTTGTGCGCCGGACGGCTTCGGAACACGAGCCTCCGCAAGAGATTCCGCTACGCCTTCTTTAGTAAGCGACCTCTTCCTCTCACTCTCTTTTCGTTCCTGTTCGTTTACCGCCCTATCGAACTTGTTTTGCTCTCGATTAATTCTATTTGTCTCATTAATGGCATTCCTATCGAATTCAAACTTTTCCCGTTCAAACTGTTGCCTCTCCTGCGCCAGCCTCACCCTTTCCGCCTGTGCCCCTGCCTGCATCTGCTGTTGAGCTAAGGCAAGTTTATAGTTCAGCGTCGACTGAAAGGCACCGCTAAAGTGCCCCCGCACCTGCTCCAAGTGCCTGTCCTAATCCATCAGCCATCTGTAACCTCCCTATGGTCCCAAAGTAGGATTAAAACGGTAACCCCCGAAACAAATTTACCACCAGAACCAAAACTACCTCCATAGGTATTAAAAGCGTTTCTGCCTAACCCAGCACCCGCCACAGCTCCCGGAGGCCCACCGAGTAAGAAGCCAGCACCAGTTCCAACAACCGTTCCAATCAGCTTCAATATTCCCGCCTTATCCTGTCGCCTGCCCTGCCTCTCCGCAAGTTCCAATTGCGCCAAGAGCGGTAAAAGCTGTGCCCGCTGTCTTGCAACATCCGTCTGCACGTTCTTGGCTATGCCCGTTTGGAATTGACTCGCCGCCTGAAACCTCGCACGAGACACCGGCGATGCCGAAAATAAACCACGCCTATTAAGATCGGCATCGACACTTTTAAATGTCTGTTCTAATTCGGGTCGATGTAACGCCTGCTGTTCGGCAATCAACCGCTTCACAAAAGCAGAATCGTTAAGTTGCCCAAGATTTGTTCTCAAATCGTCAATCAATGCCATTATTGACCTCCACTCTCTAATCTCTTAGATATGTCATCTAATGCTTCCCTTGTCGCTTTTTCAAACTTCTTGAGACTGTCATTGTCGGTTTGTATTTCAGGAATGATATATATCCTGAATGTCCTCTGCCCCGAACGCCCCATAAACGACAAAAAGTAAAACAATAATTATCATTATATATTTTAAGGTTTTCATTTATCCCCCAAATACCATCTGATTTTATAATTAGATAAAAAGAAATCAAAAAGCGTGGAGTCATAAACGGCTATCTGAAATGCATTACCCCAAATAAGTGAACCGGTAGAATCACCCACATTGTCAAAAATATGAATACGATTACCGCCTGCAAAGCCGTTACTATCCCATTCAGCCGTTGTCGAAAAATCACTATTTATTATTAAATGATTTCCGCTTTCAACTGAAACACCAGAATTGAAAGCGGTTATCTCTATGTCTTCAACAGTTTTATTCCTCAATGTGCCATACGTCTGCCATCCGCTGTTATAAGATGCGACAATAGCGGTTGTATCACTCGGCTCTAAAACATCAGTAAATGTAGAATTATCTCTTGGATATTTAAGAACATAAGCAGAATCTTCCGATTGAGAGAACAAGAAATAATTAGAATCAATTGCCACGAACTGATTATTCATGGTCTCCATACCAACCGACCATGTTGTGAATGCCTTCGTTGGCAAATGCATTACAATGGTTACGTTACTATCGGGATAACTGAAATAAAGATTATCCTTAAACTGTCCGGCAACCATTTTAGAACCACGATACCTCTCGATTAACGGTTCTATTTTATAACTAATTTTTTCGATTATTCGCCCGTCAAATTGCCAAATTCCCTCTTGATTCATTATATAAGCGATGTTGTCTTTTGTGGTTATTACGCCATTAGGTTGATTTGTGCCAACGCCAGCAATGGGCTGAGTGACAAACCAATTGCCAGTAGGGTCATTCGGCTCTCCAGACATTCTGAAAATACCATTTCTTGTTATTACATAAAGATCATCACGCAATTCAAACATAGCAGTAGTAACTATTGATGACTCCAATGATCGCTTATCCCGCCTGGAGGCGGCCAAATCGAAATTATAATCAGAATATACAATATCGGGAATACCCCGCTCTGAATACCAAACCCTATTAGTATAAATAGTATCACCCGCATTAGCAAATTCCGTACTATCCGTCATTACTTCTTTGCCAATAGCATATAACCTGTTTTTATGAAAAATTATCTGATCCCAGATAGTTTTGTTTGTGAATAAGCTATCATGCCAAACATTCCCCCATGGTATATAGCGACCAATAAAAACCTTGGAACTTTGAGTCGCAGGAAGCCAAGTAAACACATAATATCTGTCACCAGCAGAAAGAATCGCCGTGGTATCAAAATATATATATTTATCCATGTTAGCGGAAATTGTAGAATATTTCTTGGCATCATTCCCATTCATTAAGAACGTGCCAACAAAATCATTAGCTTTCCACGATTTAGTAGAATCATATATAGCTAAAGAGTCATTAGGGTTCCCTATAAACTCAACCGGTATTGTATATGCTGCTAAATATAAATTCATTACAGAGTAGGGAATTGTAAATGTTTCCGGAAAATAATAATTATAGGGCAGGCCGCCATTACTCCATCCATCATGACTAAAGGCATTTTGAAGCACTATAAACGATGCATCTCCAACATCCAAACGATCGTGAAACGTAATTTCAGATGACCACGTAAAAGTCCAAGTTTGATGTGGCGAGTATACGGTTGCCACAAAAAACAAATAATCACCAGTTTCAGCAATGCCAGTATCTAACGTATCGCCAATAAACCATAAACCAGTTGAGCCATATTCAACACTCAGCGAATCCCCCGTAAAATAATATATTTCGCCAGACGTATCAGGGGGTAACCCTATAACAGAATCAACTGTTCCACTATCTAATATACCCATCACAAAAGGTTCGTCATTCTTGTAAAACCATGGCCAACTTTCATCGTCCGCCACAAACAACTTGTTTTGATAAGATGATAATTGAACATCACCGTTAATAAACTTTAAAAGGCGATAAGGTTCTCCGCCATGCGTTCCAACCGTGGTCGTAACATGAATCAATGTGTCGGCTAAAANNGAATCTATTATATAAGTAGAACTCACCTATAATAATCCTATCATTAATTGACCCCGCCAATATCCAACTTGTAGTATCTCCATAAATATACTTTTGCCCCGATATTGCCGTATCAATTTGCCCACGAGTATAGTCAAGTTCCCTCTGTCCTGTCTGCCAATTGATTTCATTGTCGTATTGTTGCCACGAATCTGCCTCAAAAATAAAACTGTCAGTCACAACATAAAGAGCATTAGAACTATTTCGACTATCTAAAAAATAAATATCCTGAATATGCGAACCCGAAATCAGCGAATCGTTCCAATTCTCTATCCCGAACCTTTTATGACCCGCCCCAAACCGATCTAATGTAAAATTATCAAGTAATAACGCCTCATTCGGCTGAAGGTCAACGCTATCAGTAACAACATTCAAACCGCCCAAGAAATCAGGCACAAAATATTCACGCCTCTCCTGCGACAACGCCACAGAACAAAGCGTAAAGAAAATTAACAATAATCTAATCATTGACCCAGTTTATACTCCATATCAGACTTCTCCTGAATTAACAACGTACGACTCATGTCGTACATCTTATCTAAAATCGGCAATGCCGGAAACTCCCTGTTCTTTATCAGGCAATTTCGCACTGCCGCATAAACTACCATCGGAACACCCTCGTAAGGAACATTAGTCAATGTGTCCGCTCCACTAAGTTCAATAGCCTGCGCAAAATAATAAACAACAAGCGTATCCCTGTCAGATTCCTCTTCGGGTGGATCAATCTCTAAANACTTTCCGTCATTATCCGTGCCACCGGTAACAGTGTAATACTTGGGATGGGTATCGTCATCATCTTCACCAAGAGCCTTTACGTCAGACCCTATTGACCGTGGCGCCCTATATAATAATGCCTTTTCTCTTTTGTCGCTCTGAACATTGTAAATCGTTACCCCGCGCATCCTCAAAAAATCAGAATTCAAGGCGTATTCTTTTGTTCCACTCGTAGTTACTATAGTGTCTGTTTTGCTAATACCAACAAGTAAAGCATACTCCTGAGCGCCAAGATTTTACCTGCCTGTCTATATTAGCATCCGGCCATTGGCTGTTAGTCGAAACACCGCCAAGAAAATCCCGAACCAAAACCCGCAGTTCACGCTGTGTAGTGGTATCCTGATCGGCGGCATACACATTCACTGCTAATAACAATATCAGCAGCATTAAAATTTTTTTCATCTTTCAGTATTCCCCATTTCAGCATAAATTGCGTCATCTTGTCCATCGCTAATTATGACAGAATGTTCTTCCATCGACTCATTGGCAAAGGCTTGCATACGAACTAATGCCTCTGCATATTTTCCTTTGAAGTAGTTTTCATCCTTATTTTCAAAAAGCCCCATCACATAATAGAACACAACAAACCGCCACTCTTCTGGCACAACCTCGATGTCATCAAAGGCAGGTTTATATCTGTATGATACAGATACCGTTCTACTTGTCGTATTGCGAGGCCACAATTCTATCAAATGTTTTTCCCTGAAAAAATACTTAGACGGAATACCAGAGGTGTCCACAGAAAGATCAGGGTTTCTCAGGCGAAGTTGCTTTTCGTTAATATGGTCAATCATCCCATTTGCCGTCCACAACATCCTTAGCGACCAAAAATCAGAGAATTCGTCCTTGAGGTTTACAAGATAAGCATCCGTCCCAGACGTTCCGAGCGTAAAGGTTTCATTAACCTTCGTCCAAAAGCCCGGAACAAGAGAATGTATATCCGCCATAGCAAGCTCTATCAGGGTATGAACCTTTTTCTTAATATTAGAGGCTACGGTTCCCTGCAATTTAGCTACTGCTCCAACGAATTCATCATTAGTCATCTTTGTATACCCGCACCTTGCATTTGCTTAATTCTCATTTGCTCTCTCCTGTTGGCAATACTTGCCATGTGAGCATCATACGCATCCTCGTCGATTAAAACAATATCACCATTCCCGCTCTTAAAACCATGCGCCGATTCAATAAATGCCTGTTTCTCCTTGTCAGCAGTTCTAAAAATATTATTTTCAAACTGGATCGAAACGTCAGGATCTATCCAACCATCACCCCTCTTTTCGGGCTTGAAACCGCCAAGAGTTAGTCGTGCCGATTTTGCGCGATAAATCTTCTCACCGGGTGTATTTGTTAATATTTTCGGTTTAGGCGTTTCACGTGAAACATTATCACCGCCGATAGCTTCAATCATCTCATCCGTCATAGGCGACACAGGAAAGGATTTTATCCCCACCACTTTCAACTTATCAGTTAGCTCGGTTGTTTTCATGCCATTCTGTTTAGCATATTCAAAAACCTTCAACTTTTTCTCCTTTTTATGGAGAGGGGCAGTCAGTAACTACCCCATCTCCTTGTTTAAATTAACCTCTTGGCGCCTGCTGATAATCAACAACCCTGCCCTGAACAATAAATTCATTTATCGTCAACGCAACAGTTGTATTCTCAACACGGCAAACAAGTCTGCTTCCAATGGTAGACTTAATAAACGCATCTTGCGGAGTAGTCGCTCCATGCGTCTGTTTTGTAGCCGTAGTCAGTGCGTCGCCAGTGAACAATAATGTGCCTGTAGCGTCACCATGAGCACATTCATAAACCTTAAACACACTTGAATTAGTAGCAAAAGTGTTAAGAATCTCAGCGTAATCAAGCCAGTTTTCACAGGTTTCATCCGTTACCATTCCGCCACCAGCTTTACCATCATTTTTGACGACACTATTAAACTGAGTGCCGGTAATCGCCCAACTCATCAGTTTCGGTGCGGAACCATCAATGTAAAGAGGAATACCCGCAGCAACCTTAGCCTGCGTTGCGGCCTTAGTTACAAGCATAGTTGTCATCGTATCGTCAGGCAATAATCCAATCTGACGCATCCGCCAATTTGATGAAGAATTAGCCAATCCCTCAACCGTTATAGCATCTAAGCCAGAAACTGCAATCGTTCCGTCCCCGCTAACACTTGTGTCGGCGGCCTCAGAACCCGAATCACCATGTTTAAAAAGAATGTCATTACTGGACACTTCGACAGTACCAGAAGCCTCATCGCCAATATACTGAACAATGAAACCAGGACAAACGTCTTCGTCAGCGCCGGAAGCAAAATGTCTTTGTTTCGCAAGAGCAACTGACTGTGCGATTGATTGTAGTGATGCCATTTTTTACCTCCTTACGCTACTGCGTTCGTTATCATGCCATGTCTCTCTTGAACACCGACAATCATAGAGACCTCGGTACGAATGCGATCACGAACAAAGTCGTCATCGTTAGAGTTGTTTACAGCCTTGTTAAGCATAACAGGCCGCAAATATTTAAGTTTAACATGCGATAAATCAAGCGCCCAACCCCAACCTTTAAGATACGGACCGCTCAAGAGCGGTGCCGGAACAAGGTCAAGACCAATAGCGCCGAAATATCTCTGAATCTGCATGCCATACAACTTGGTGTTTGGCGATAACCGAATTAACGTCTTCATCATCTGATTAATTCTATTAATCACATTCAAAGACGCAAACAACGTCAGGCTTTTAATGTCAGGCCTGCGTGTTTTAATGTCGGTCAGCCAATTATCCAACATCGACTCGGTTAGAACTCCACCCGGTACGTCAAGTACGTTGGAGCCAGTGCCAAGCCACTGCATCAACCCGCCCATAGTGCGAACATTTAGCGTATCGCCAGATGTCGAAGAGCGATAGCCATACATAAGTGAATTCTCAAAGTTAAGACGGAAATCATAGTTCATCTTGAACTGATTCTCCTGTCTTCTTTTTCGCGAAGCCATTATGGAGGGTCTTTCAGCGTCAGTTGACCATGTAGTATCAACATTGTTGGTAAATAATCTGCTGATAATTATACTGACGAGTGTTGACAGGAATACGAGATGTATTAATTGCAGAAATTCCCTCTTCCTGAGCATTGCCCGCCCTAATCAGCCAGTCACCTATTTATAAGAACGGTTCCTGTAGTATCACCTACGCCTCTTGTAACGTCAACAGTAGCATCGTTAACTGCGCCACTTACCCGTATATATTCCTTGGTTCGTGGAACAAAAAGCATATCACCCAACCCAAGCACCGTATAATCGGCGATTGTAATGGGTGTCGTAGCAGATGATTCATTAGCGCCGGTAAATTGTACCCGATCAGGTACCATTTCCTGTTCCAAAAAATCAATCTGAACATTCTTTGCCCTGCGAGCCGATTCAATACGAGTAAGAATAGCAGTCAGCGGAGTAATGTTAGCGTAGTTTTTGAACATTTGCGGAAACATATCAATGGGCTTCTCATTTGTTGCCCACGAATTTGAAGATCCGCCAAGTGTTACAATGGTCGGCATTTATCGACCTCCTATTGTAAACAGTTAAAAATTATTGGAGAATGTCGCCATCATGACTGGTCAAGAGATTAGCGTATTCCGTCATCTCCTTATCCACTTCAACCACAGGTTCGGCGAAATCGCCTTCCTGTCCCCTGGCGCCATTAGCCTTTTTCTTAGCCTCAAGAGCTTTCGCTACTCCAGCCTCGACTGCCTTTGCGAGATCGGCCTCGTAATTTTTACCCTTTTGATAAAAATGAGCCGTTTCAATAGAAACTTTTTCGCCTCGATCCGTAAGAACCGCCTTAGCTTGTCCGGCAGGAGTAAGATCATTAACATCAGGATTTTCAAGAAGAAAATTACCCATGTCGTCAGAATCCCTACCTCTGTTTTCCAAGCTAATAAGCCTCTTTTCAAGATTAATTTCTCGAATGCGGGCACTCTTTAATGCCTCAAGCGACGATGTATCGTAGGTCACATCGGGATTCCCAAGCCCACCCTTGTAAGCCTTAATCCTCTCATCCAAGGCATGAATCTCAGGATCGTTTGAATATTGATCGCCAGACTTAATTGGATGATTCTTCAGGTCGTGTATCTGCTTTCGAGTAAGTTTTAAGTCCTCTTGCCCCTTACGAAACGATTCTTGAGTATCGCTTAATCGCTTGCTTAAAGTTTCCTTGTCTTTCCTCAGGTTTTCAAGTTCTGCCTTTTCTTCCGCAGAGAATCCCGACTTATCAGGGTCTTTTGGATCGCCGTCTTGAGGATCGGCGTCAGGATTAGGATCTCCGAATTCTGGATTCTTCGGATCTTTAAGATCATCAGAAACAGAGGGATCGCCATCAGTCCTTAAAAAGGTGTTAAGTAGCATTGTTATTCTCCTTTTCCCCAGCGGAATTCGCTTCAAGTTCTCTTTGCTCTTGAGCAAGCGCCAGTTCAATTCGAGTTTTAAGAAGAGTCAGGAGTTCTTCGACACCCTTACCGCAACCACGATAATAAGCATCGTTGAGCTGACCCTCCACGTTATTAAAAAGTATGTTCTTGTTATCATTTACATATAACTCACAAAAAGACTTAAACACAGACCAACCACCATGCCGAGCTAATTCAGCAAGATGTAACCCGTCTCTATATTCCTGATCGGTCAACCCGCTATCTTTGTCTCTTTTATCCACCTTGTCCTATCCTTATATTATTATCGCTTCCAACCCTGTTCAAAAAGTCGCCCTCGCTACCAAATGACGCCTGTTGACCTGTCTGTGCAAGCGCACCCTGTTGCTGGGCCATCAATTGCATGTGCATTTGTATATGTGTATTAATGGCAACAATACCAGGATTGTCCGGTGTCATGCCCTCCTGCATTAATAATTGTATATGTTGCTGATGACCACCAATATGCCTCTGATGATCCTCATACTCTAACGGCAACCACGGGATACCGTTAGACAACGCCCCGTTTTCACGATCAATATTTTCCTGCTGAATAGTAACACTTATAAGGGCGCCCTCTATATTGGGCAATTCGGCAAGTTTGAAATGTTCCTTGGCAATTATATTCCAATCCAATTGAACAGGTAAATTGGCATAAGTTTGAATCATCGAATTCATATTGGCCAACTTTAACGCCTTAGTAACAATCTCTGACGATCCCTGACAAACAGCATCGAAACGACCAAGAACATCTTCTCTTGAAAACTCAAAAAAGTGTGGGATCCTGTCATTGCCCAATACCCTGCCAATATAAGGATCAGGCGTTAAAATAAGATTATGTTCATGTGCGTCCTCCGCAGCGGGACATATTAACGTCTGCTCAACCATACCGACAGGATCAAGTGTTTGCGCTTTGGCGTTTTGGTCAATGGTCGCTGTAGTCGTGGCCGTTTCCCGACGCACAGGACTCTGCCCACTCGTTACGGGATTCGTCTTGGAAGTCTTCTCCGCATCAATTTCAAGTTTTGCTTCCTCATTAAGTAAGGGAGTGTAAGCCCCAAGATCAGTTGGCAAATGTTGAATCTGCTTTGCATCATTAGAATAAACAATCATATCAGTGTTTGCCTCGATAAATTCAGCCGGGAACGCAGACCTCGGACCAATCAGTATGCCCGCTCGTTTTGCCGCACTATTAAGAAAATTAATTCGTTGATTCTTTTTATAAAAGGTTTCAAGAAAAATCTGATATAACTTCTCAGGTAATCCAGCGCCATTTAATCTCGGCTCCGGCGGATCAAACATAGTAACAGAATAAAATGGATGCTTTCCATTCCCCATAGGATCTATCTCACAACGAAGCAATTGAGCATTCTGTTCCCAATTAGCAACTGTAGTCACATGCCAAACCGGTAAGTTATTGCCAAATACGTCAAGAAGTGAAGTCCACCATTCAGCTATTAACACTTTGAAATCAGTCTCGATGTCGGTAGTTTCACCCTCTGCATGATCCTGAGAAATTGAATATTCTATTTCGCTATCAAGTTTATAATCATCCTTTTTAATATTTTTAATATTCTGCCTGTATTTATGATAAAGACCATTTTCAAGGCCTTCTTTAAGAATCGAGGAATATGGTACCGATACAACCTTAACAATTCCAGTAATCTTTCTGAAGTCAAGACCAGACGGACGTGGTTCAGGATACATCATTTCACTCCTGATATAATCAAACGTTGGCCCAACAAAAACATTATCAAAGTCTGCCGCAGTATAAGCCCTGGATCCTCCATAGGTCGACTTCAAACGCCGATCAATAAAGTGTCGTCTTTGCATCCAACCAGTCCCCACTATGCCAGCGTCCCTGACGGCCTTCCGTGCTTCCATCTTAAATTTAGTAAACTGCCAATCGTACATGACAAGTTGGGTTGCTCTTTCAGCGTTAATATGATCGCCCCTTGATTGTCCCACAAAATTAAAAGGATTCTCCCTATTAACAGTCGCATTCATTATAGATGTGGTTTTGCCCTCAACATGATCGGCAACAAGACGAGGTACAAGCATGGCCTTACCAGTATATTTTGCCTTATTTAATCTTGCCTGTATACCATCCGGCATTCGCCCAGCAGCCATATTACGATAATCGCAAAAATCTCCCTTGTATAACTTGTCCCAATGGGTCTTATAGGCCTTTATCGTATCCTTCGCCTGAGAAAGTATTTTCGACTGTCTCTTTGGAGATAACGGTTTATTTCGATCAATCTTTGCCATATTTACATAGCCAATTCTGGGATCGCATAGTTTTCCCTTTTCTCGGTTTCTTTAGCACGTCCCGAACGATTTCCGATTCACATAATCAACATCCTCCCAATGACGCGCAAAATCCTGCAAACCATAAACAAAGGCATCTACTTTATCCTTTAACACACCCTTGCGAGGGAAATTAATCAACTGATCTATCAACCCCGTTTGAGTTCGCAAAAACTTAACATGCCCACGCTCAAATAATGGCCTGACAGACTTAGCCCTTGTTACTTTGTCTTTAGATCGAGGCTTCTTTGCCTCAACCGGTAAGAATATCCCCTTACGAGCAGATTCCATTTCAACAGCGTTCAACAAATAAGTCGAAAAATTTACTTCCTCTATGCCAACATAATCAGCCCGCCACTTAATATAATAATTTATAGCCTTGCGAATTATCGTTGCCTCGTCCCAATGCCCCGCATCCTCCTCTAAAACAAAAATGTCAGGAAGCGGATGCCTTCCCGCATCAACACCAAGAACAACAATAGCACTCTCACAATTAATCTCTTTGGTTTTCGCAGCCGGATCAATAACAACAATAGAACGCATTAACTTAGGTAAATCCTCCGGCTCATAATATCGCAAGTACTCCTTGTTGAATATCGCCAAATCCTTAGCCTTCGGGTCATTCATAAATTCAGCAAGATATTTACTACTTCCGATCTTTTTCTCCCTGGCCCGCAACCAACCTATAGAATATTTTTGAGGCCAAACGGAATCGCCAACCTTGTAAGGATGATGTTTCGATACATACTTGTGATCCTCTTCGGCTTCTTCAGTCCATTCAGCCTCATGTTTGATACGGAACCATGAATTGTCCCATCCCCTACCTTCGTAGGCTTTCTGTAAAACACTGTCCCTCTCAAGAAAAGTACCCGTCCAAAACATCACAGAATCCTCATCATTCTGCATATTAATGACAGTTCCCTTAATCCAATCCTCCATCTTCTCAATCTGTACCGGCGACAACACCTGCTCATCATTCTCAATATCGTCCATGATAATCTTCGCCGGATGAAGCCCACGCATCGCCGAACCATAACCCTTAGCATATATACGTTCGCCATTACGGAGCTTTATCTCATCATTAGTCCACTTACCATCCTTATCACCTTCACTGCAAAGATTACCAAAATCCGCTATAATCGCCTCATTTGTAGTTAATTCAGTCTTGATGATATTAAGCCAACGCTCCGATAACGGCTGGTTAGAACCTATAAGAAGCTGTTCGCCATACCGCCTCGTAAGAACAGCATCATAAATGACAGAAAAGAAATTAATAATTGATTTGCCGAAACCTCTCGGACAAACCCAAATTATCGAAGGCTCACCATCAATAACTTTATATTTTTCAGCATACTCATGCAGATAATACAACTCCCGATGGAAAAAAGGACTCTGAATCAATCTACCCTTGCGCGTTCGGAGCCTATGCTTAAAATATGTACCAACAAACTTCTCAATACCAAGAAGTCCGGCTACATCCTGTTCCCCCCGCTCATTTTTCGGAAATGTTATCTCTGGTACATCAATAAGCGGGAAACCTTCATTTAAAGCAAAAGCCCCCATAAATTATTCGTCGAGTAAAAACTCTAAAGTAATTGAGGCACCATCACCACCAGTTACGGCACCTTTAATAAATAAAACGATGCGATTTGCACAACCGCTCAAACTTCTCCTCCAATGTCTTTAACCTCTCCGTAACATCAATTAACGCCTTGTCGTGTGCAGAAATAACCACCGGCTTGGGCGCAACCTTGGACTCTGATTTCTTCCCTACCTTCTTGTCAGAATCAGTTTTGGGCATAATACCTCCGAAATTTCATTGTCAAGTGTAGAATATTCTACACTATTCTACGTTACCGTGTATATTTTACACGGGCATGTCAATTAGTCAAGACTTTTTTGGGAATAATTAAATAAAATTCCTTGACATAGATGACTTTGCGTGTATACTATAAGTAAAAAGGAGGTTTAATGGTGAAAATTAAAATACCAGAACTAAAATGCGAACGATGCGGAAAGAAATGGATACCTCGCAAAAAAGATGTGAGAGTATGCCCAGAATGTAAAAGCCCTTATTGGGACAGGGAAATTAAAATAAGGAGGAAAAATGCCGCTAAAAATAGCTGAACAGCCAAAGGGTTGGTTGGTTGCAATCAATAAATGTGACGAATGCCCATTCTTAAGATGGCTCCCGCCAAAAAGAATGTTTTGTGATAAGTCAAAAATAGAAGAACGGTTTGAATTGAAAAGTGGTCGAATCCCAATGTGGTGTCCGCTAACCGGAGGGATTCTTTAATGGCATCAGCACATGAACGCCTCAAAACAGACTTCGACGCCTTAAAAAAAGAATTCAACGAGTTTAAGGAAGCGACACTCGCCGAACTGCTCGACCGTAGCGATAACCCGAACATACCGATTTCACGCCTTGATAGACTCGAATCACAGCTATCAAAGGGCTTCTGGCGCCGACTACTACACTTAAAACCAAAGAGCATATAGAGGAAAAGATGATTGACTGGATTGCACCATCAGAAAAAAACAAAAAACAGAAAATGAGAGTTGATGACATGCTCTTTAGTCTGAAAACTCAAGAGAAATTCATAATAAAAGAAATCAACAGCCAATCAAACATCGTTGTCGAAAGAATGTACGAAAATAGATTTATGGGGCTATGGATGAAAATTAAAAAGATATTTGGGCATCACAAGCCAATAATCTTATCGGCAAACGATTCGATGATGTTAATTCCAAGAATCGGAGAGAAAAATGCTTAAAACCCTTTTAATATTATTTCTGTTGGTTTCATGTGCCAATACAGACAACAAAACAAAGAACCAATGTTGCCTAAACGCACAATACGCACAATTCTATTTTGATGAATGCAAAAGACACATAGAAGAAAAAAAACAACTACGCACCCAGATAAAAGCATGGGATGAAACCTTTATTTTGTTAATGCAATATCGGGCAGGCCAACTTGATTCCTTAACCGTTCTTGAATTGCTTCGTTATAAAGAACCCATAGTGGGACGATCCATAACTGAACTATTAAAGAATTAATTCCGCTCCGTAAAACACGGGACGGCACGGCCACACAAATGTCCTATCTTCGAGTGCCGAAACACCGTACTTAGGTTAAACAAACATGCCCGTCTTTATGTTTTTCGCCCACTTCCGGAAGCAGGTACCGCCCCTAATCAACAACCTCATACCACATCCCATTATATCTCCACCTCTGACCCAATACATCTGTGTACTCCTCACCACGCCAAATATCCATATAAGATAATAAATAAGGATCATAATACAATCCCTGACACCTCGCCACCCACTGCCGATAACGACGACGATAAAACCAATCTTTTATCCATTCAAACATCAGTCCGCATCCGCTCAATAATTATCCGAAAGCGGCTTATGAAATGAATGCAAAGTACCAAGATTATCATAAAACATATACTTGCCATCTCTCTTTAATAATTTATTCTTTAAATCAATTGTTGCCACCCTGCAACCTTCGCTCTTGTTACGTTCATCACCTGACGAACCATCTAAATTGTCCGATAATTCTTTTTTCGTTCATCTAATCCGCCTAAATGCACACAATGCTTAATGTAATCACGGAATTAAATACCCAGAACCCAAAGGAACTATACAAGTCAAAAATAATCTAACCATAATAGCAATGAAAATACAACCAATAAATAAAGCAACTAACCCCGAAATCATCTCATTACAATCTTTCATAAATGTATTGTAAAAAATTCTAAAAATCTTGTCAAGAACTTTCTTATAATAATGTCATCCCAACTTTACACCCTTGAAAAAATATTGTAAATTTTGGGCTGTAAGTATATATATATATCACGCCTCGTTGGCTTGCCCCCGGCGGGGGTGGGTGCTTGTGTCCACATTATAACGGCTCAATGTATTTATGACATAATGGACGATTAGGTCAATACAATAATGACACAATATAGGCATGACGCACAATAATTGTGCGCGTTAAATGCGTTCTAAGCGACGATCGTCAAAAAAGCCATAGTTTAGTATGGGTATTATGTTATGTGTGCTTTACGTTATTCGGGCGTATCAGGCATATCAGGCGTATGCGTATCCGGTATTATTTCATAATCCGCTTGGATAGCTTCGGGTATATCCGCCCCATATTGCTGCGCCAGCTCAAGTCTGTTGACAACGGTTAAGCGCTTCGCTTCAAAACTCTCGACCTTGTGTTCGGTGCGTTCCCGAAGCACGCCTAAACCCTTATCTAATGCGATCGCAGTATCTTTTGCAAGTTTAAGCCGTTCATGGTTTGTCTTCCAGCCGTCCGTGCCTTTTTTTTTGCTGCCGGGTTTTAATATCTCCCTGTAAACCTGCTCATGTTTTTTGAAATTTGCCTGCAATCTTGCCCTATGACTATTGACTGGATCGTCTATATCGCCTGATTTGTTCAAATTTATTAAATTGTTGAAACGTTGTAGATGGTATGTAATAGCAGGTAATCCAAGTCCAAGTCGTTTGGCGATTTGTGTATTATTCAATCCTGACATTTTTAGTTGAGCGACAGTCATGTTCAAATCGGTAATAACCGGATCGGGGGTTTTATTGTTTTTTTTTGTTTGTTTTGGTTCGTTTACGGCCATAATTGCTATATGTTATTATATGTATATTAATTGTCAAGCATTATTTTAAGATTTTCGGAAATTGATATGCCCCTGTCCCCGCATTTTCGTTGCAACTCCGCTATGATTTAACATAGAATTTTAAATATTTTTATCCGATCCAATAGCCTTTTGGGGGTAAAGTTTAGGCGGTTAATTGAGCTTGCCGTTTGCGCTCCTTTCGTTTTATCGGGCCATTGTTGGATAATAATATATCGGTCTTTTTGTTGTCAAGTAATATTTTAAATTCCGTAAAAGCCTAAAAACCGGCTACGCACGGAACCGGCTACGCAAGCGACGCACGGTTTACATAATACTTAAAATGCCTAAAATTAGGCAACTGAACATTTGTTTAAATAATCTTTGTCTATATTAAAGATTTCTCTTGACAAATTGATTTTATGTCTTATAATAGGTTTGCAATCTGAATAACCGTTCTTTCAAAACAAAAGACAAAAAAACATTAAAGCCCGCTTCGGTTGTTGCCGATAACTTCTATAAGCGGTTCATTTGGATTGCACAGCAACCAAGCGGGCAAAGTAAAGGGGTTTCTAAGGATTTAACCTAAAACCAGGAGTTTTAAAATGAAAACAAAGCAAACAAAATTGATTAAGTTTTTAGTAAAATATCCTAACGAATGGCATACTTACGCCAAAGACAAGGAAACCGTTGGGGTTATTTGCGCTTGTTATAACCTGGGCGTATTGAAACTTAACCAATACGGGCAAATGAGGCTTAAAAGCCTAATTCGCGCAAGGCAGTTTTTAAATGCTTAATATTATTATTGGAACTCAAGATATTTAAACCTTTAACGCTTAACAAAAGGAAGCTAAAAATGAAAACAAAAAAATTATCCAAAAGAGAACTTGCTCAATTAGCGTCCGCAAATAACTGGATGGCCGCTATCTATGACAATAATAGCATCCTCGTCAGGACGTTATCTGGCCGGGACGATGACTGGCAACCTGTAACCGATGAGCAGCTAAGAAGATTTTTGAATGAAAATGAAAGTTGAAATTTTAAGCGAATTTAACCCAGCCCCGCCTGATCGCGGGGCTACAAACAAAGGCGGGACGAATGAAAAATAAAAGAACTAAGGCAGAACAAAACGTCTTGGACTTTCTTAATAAGTCAACAATGAAGCATTGTTTTGTATGCAAGGGGCCGATTGAAGGAGAACATAAAGTTATGGTTGCTCCTTTAGGTTGTAATTGGCCAGGGCAAGCGTCATGGGATGTTCACGATGGGGACTGTTTTAACATTGCGGAGCCTTGCCTTGATTTAGCATTTAAAGTTATACAAACAGGAAAAATCGAAGGCCTAAACAAATTGGCGAGGGCGGAATTAATTAAAGATTTCTTGATATCAATGGTTCCGAAACTAAAAGGAAAACTATAAATTGAACTATAAAGTAAAAGTTGACAATTCAACTGTTGCAAATATTGCAATAGTTGCCAACCCCAACGAAAGGCGGAAACAATGACTAACATTGACACTAAAATCACAGGAAACATTTTGACAATCACGATTGATTTAAGCAAAACCAACGGCGCGAGCAAGTCCGGCAAAACTACAATAATAGCGACAACCGCCGGCAACCAAAAGCTCGATCACAATTCGGGCGCGATTATGGGCTTGAATATTTACAAGCCAAGACAACTATAAACAACTAACCATGGGTTGGCAATAACGCCAGCCCTTGGCNNNAANNAAAGGCGGAACGATGGAATTAAGGGAATCAAACTGGCGTATTCAAATTTGGCTAACAAAAGACGAAACGGCTAAATGGGCTTCAAACTGGCCTTGCTCTACAATATCAGGGAAACGATTATTCGCTGAATTTGAAGAAAACGGCCTAATAGATTTAAAGGTCGATGGAAAATACTCATTTGATATTTCAGCCGATGAACTTAACGCTATTTCAAGTGATTTTATTTCTAAGGAAATAGACGATGACCATCCATTGTATCATATCACGGTTGGTCAATTTAACTAATAACCTTAAAACAAAGGCGGAACGATGAAAAAAATAATTGGATACTATCACAACAAAGGCTACGAAATATGTGGCATTGACAAAAACGGCCAAATAGTAAATGAATTATATCAGGCCGGAAACAATCGTTTTGATAGTCAACAAAATTCGGCTGATAATCCTTTGCCATTATCCACATTAAAAAGATATTGCAAACAAACAGGCGAAGAGATTGCCAAAGAGAACGGCTTGCCGTTTATTGGCGTTGAATTAATGGAAACCAACTAACGAAAGGCGGCGAAGATGTATTGTGCAACAATTACAATTACAAACAATGAAAAGCCTGATATTATTCTTGGCACTGTTACAGTTTATGGCAAGACTTTAAAAGATTTAGGGCTTGAAATAAAAGATAGAATTGACAGTTCGGTATATATAAGCCACGGAGTTAGTTTTAAATTAACCAATTAACCCCCGCCCCGCCTGATTATGGCGGGTTTTCGGGCGGAACGGAGTGAAATATGGAAACAATAGGAAGTCAAAAAAGACAATCATTAAAGGAATCGGGCCATAAGTTTGTTGGTCATAATCGAGAAGGGTTTGCAATCTTAGAGGATATTGAAACAAAAGAACGGGAATTATGGGTTGCACATGATGACCATGCTGGCTATGTAATTGAAATTGATAATATTGGCTATGAATTTGTAGCAAATTTAACAATTAGATGATCTTAACCCCGCCCGACCGGGCGAAGGGAGTGAAGTTATGAAATATTATCTTTTAGACGAAAAGGGCGATTCGCTAAACCATAGCGAAACCCTTGAGGAAATTCGGGTTCGTCTAATTGACCAAGCGATCAACAATTTGGGCAATGATGAATACTACGAAAAAGACAAATTGACAATCGAGGGAATGACAGCCCACCAGCTGATTGAAATGTTGCAATATGAATTAAAGGAGGCAAAAGATGAAAGCTAACAAAACGCCCAGAACGCCAGGGCCGTATTGGATTAAAAAGGCGCAACAAGACCCAAAAAATAACCCCGATTTACACGACAATTTGATTATGGCCGAAACGCCAAGAGAAATAAATCAAGGCACGCCTTCGCTTTGCGTTATCGCAACGATTGACAATGCGGATGAGGACGCTGAATTTATAGTCAAAGCCTGTAATAACTTCGACGGCCTTGTGTCGGCGTTAAAGAGCGTCCATGCTGACCTTACCGGAATAATAAGCGAAAGCGTTTCCATCGAAACAGATGGGAACGGAAACGAAATATTATCTCCAATGGCCGAGACTGTTCAGGAAATCGAGCAAGCCCTTGAGTCCGCAGACGAGGAGGCATAATATGGCGAAACCCCGCAAGGTCTACGTTTTAATAGACGAAAAAACAGGCGATTGGTTCGCAATGAATATTAGCAAGTTCCCGGATCAGCCGGGAGCGGATATCCATCAGGAATTATGGATTCTGGACAAATACGAAAATACAACCTATAAAGAAAGGGTTTAATTGTGGATATAGTTGGAAAGCTAAAAATAGCTTGCGTTATTGTGATTTTGGCCTGTTTGACCTTTTTCGCCGGCATGATGATTGGCGGCAGTATATGCGTTAAAACGATAAAAACCCATCAAATAAAATAAAGAAATGTCTTGACAAGATTAAAGATACGGGCTAAATTGCCGACATGGAATTAAGGGTAAAATCAAAAAGGAGAATACAATGGAACCGGACAGGATAAAAGAAATCAGGCAGGAGATGGGGCTTACTCAAGAGAAATTCGCCCGCATGGTCGGCGTAACGGTAACGACAATCAGCCGTTGGGAAAGAGGGCAAGTTGCGCCTCATCAATTAGCGGTTGATAAAATTTTGGAACTAAAAGAGGAGAAATAACGTGGGCTGTAATTTCTATTTGATAGATAGCGAAAAACATATCGGCAAAAGATCGGCGGCGGGTTGGTATTGCTGGGATTGTGGGCAAACCCTGTGTGTGCAAGGCGAAAATGGTATTCACGAAAGTAAAAGCAACTGGGACGACGAGTGTTTTTCTTGTGGTAAAACCATCCCGGAAGAATCTGTCGAAAACAGTTCGGCGGGTAGGGAATTAGGCTTTAACAAATCAAAACCACGACCCAAGAAAGGAGTTGCTTCTTGTAGCTCTTTTACTTGGACAATAAATCCTACCGCAGTTTTACTTCGATACCTTTTTAGGTTGGATGATGTTGTGATAAGAGACGAATACAACCACGAATATACTTTTAAAGTACTTTTGTTGATATAATGTCGGAATGTCCGGTTCAAAGGTATGCAATCGGAGAGGTTTTCTCGTGATTGCCTACAAGGTAAAAGAAAGAACTTAACAAAGGAGGAACGATGACTTTGACGAAAAAACAAGCGGATCGGATATTAAAATCTAATCCGCACCTAAAAGATTCGATGGCTAATGTTATTCTTATTCAAGACGCAATCCATGCGCTCCGAGATCAATCTTATACAATGGATACGATTCAGCGAAGGGCTTGGGCTAATGTATTGGCTGAAGCAATAGGCAATAAAAACACCAACTAACAAAGGCGGAACGATGAGAATGCAAAGTTTTACCGACGAAGAATTACAGCGAGGCCATTACGAAAATTGGCTTGACGAAATCGGTTGGCAAGGCCAACGCGAGACAGTAACTCGCTATATGGCCGGCAAGTTAGCCGACTATGACGGCATAATCGCGAAAGTCGAAGGCGGTTATAATGTCTGGGAATCGCCCGACGACCTTAAAACATGGCGCAAACAAATTTAACGATTAACCCCTGCCCCGCCTGATCGCGGGGCTGATAGTTCTTAAAAACCTAAATGGAGGTAAAAAATGAACAAAAACACCGGAACAAAAAAGGCCCCGCTCGACAAGCGAACGGAGCCAAAAGAACATTCAAACCAATTATCGGCAAAAAACAAGCGTTCGTCAACAGATTTTTTATACTTCGGCGAAAAGGCCGTCGCCTATTTCGAGGGCAAGGTTTGTTGGTATCGGCCCGGATTATCGACCATTGAGCAGGGGAAAGTTCAGCTTGAAGCGCAAAAGCGGGAATGCGCGGTTATCCATAAATGCCCCGACGAGACCGAATTCGAGAATGCTGAATCGGGGACAGAAAAACTCGAAAAGGCGATGGGGCTTGAGAATCTTCCAGTATATCATCATGTCGAAATATTAAGCGACTTGCTCAAAGGGCATGATGACCTGTTCGAGCTTCATAAGGGTCATTATATAGCTGGGGGCGCGTTGTGCGTCGTTACCTATAAGCCTGACGGCCATGTTTACGAAATCAAGGTGGAAAGGGTAAAGGTTGTGCAATGACAGACTTTCCAAGTGATTTAATCCCGCAACAAGAGGACTGCGAGGGCGAGAACGAGTATCCATGCGGGTGTAAACATTGCCAAGAGCATTGTTGCCCTAAATGCGGGGCGGAATTAGTAAGAAGACCATATCAGCCAAAAGATGAATACTTGTGGTATTGCCCTGAATGTCAATATCAGGAGAATTAAGATGACTAACAAAACCAAGAAAGCGGAGCCGTTTAGCAAGGATGAATTGCAAGACAAAATGAACGAACATAATAAAGATCGCCGTATTCCCGAATGTAATACTTGTCGCTATCTCGCCACGATAGACTCTCTTGTCGCCGATAAGGAACGACTGATTGAAGCGTTGGAACCGTTCAAACTCCATGCAATAGCATTACAACGGCTAAATTCGAGACTTGCACTACAATCAGATGAAACCGAAATGAAATCGACAAACATTATTTCTTCTATCGACTCATCGTATTTAACGTATGGAGCATTTTTGCGGGTCTTGGAAATTTTAGGCACGGTCGACAAGGGGGAAAAATGAAAAACCGTAACCCTAAAACCGCTAAGTGCTGGAACTGCAATCGGTCTTACGATAAGCAGTTCGAGCAAGCAGGCCAACTGGTCGGCGAATGCCACTCGTGCGACAGCCTGCATATTATAAAATCGAAACCAAAGGAGAAAAACAATGCCAATAGCGAAAACTAAACCTAAAAAAGAATTACATGAACAAACCATCGAAATATCGGGATTGCCTAAAGTTGGCAAAACCGATATGGCTTCAAAGTTCCCTAAACCGTTATTTCTATTGACGGAACCCGGACAGGGGAATAGAGAACTTGATCATTGGGTTCACCCAAACTGGAAGTCTGATGAACCCTACATATTACAACACGCCGCCGATTTTGACTGGGCAATTCAAGAACTATCAAAAGATACGCAAGGGTTCCAAACTTTAATTCTCGATACGGGAGATAACGCTTCGGTATTAGTTACGGAAGAAATACTAATTGATAATGATGTTCCAACGCTTAATGAGGGGACGCTGAGTTATGGGCGTGGAACAAAGTTGTTTGAACGACGTTTCCGGGAAATTATGTTCAAACTCGCCGAATTACCTATGGGATTGGTTGTAATTACTCACCAAAAAGAAACTACTATTTCTCGTCCCGGTAAAGAATCTCAAACGGCATGGAAAGATACGCTCAATGACCACGCCAAATTAATCGTTCACTCAATGGTTGACATGATTCTAATGCTTCGCAAAGAAGGAAAACAGCGTTGGATTTATACTGAGGGTGATCTTACGATAGAGGCAGGCAGTCGTATTGCGTTGCCGGAGAAGATCCCTATGGGTAATAGCGGGGCGGAGGCTTATGAAAACTTTCTAAATGCTTTCTATTGCGGTAATGGCAACAAGCAACAAACGAGGGAAACGCTTATTACTAACTGCCTAAAAGGAGAAGCGTTCTTATCCGACAATAAAATTGACAATTTCGATACGGAAAAAAGAATGATGCAAAGCCGTAAAAAACATTTGAATTTTGAGGACATAGATAAAGCCTCGATTGTCAATCTGGAAGCGTATTTACAACATTTAAGAATAAAGGCAAAAAACGGAGGTAACAATGGGACTGCCTGAAACAACAGACGTAAAGAGTGGAGATTTCCCGCCGATAAAGGCCGATTGGTATGAAATGGTTTTTAAGGGCTTTGAAGAGAAGAAAAACAAAAATAGCGATACTTATACCAAGCTGGAATTAGGATTTGCCGAATCAGGACGTTCCGCATGGACGAATATGTCTCATCAAGAGGATTTTTTGTGGAGCGTTAAACAGTTCAAGGTTGCAATCGGCATGAAAGATACGGAGACTGATCTGACTCCATACAAGGGCACACACCTTAATGGTATTCGTAAAGAACCGTATTCACGAGGGCAGTAATTATCCCGACCCTAAGAAATTCAAAGCCATGCCTAACACATCGCCTGCACCATCCGAAAGAAGCGCGCCACCCAAAGGTAGCGACGGCTTGCCCTTTTAGCCCAAAATCGTAAAGTAGGGGTTGGCTCGGAGGGAGCCAGCCCTGAAATTTTCGGCGGGGCGTGTAGTATGAGCAGACGACAAAAATTACGCTTGTTAGCAGATCACGGGTGCCCTTGGACAAGAAACGCAGGTGGCGAATCGGAAATCCTGCCACGCCCTGATGCCGGAATAATGAAAAGGAGAAAACGATGACAGAAGAAGAATATGAAAATATAAAAGACTTAGAGAATGTTGGCTTACAAGTCCAAGCCGACATAGCCAGACAGCTCACGATTCAAAATAAATTGCGAGAATCCGCCCTCACGATAGAACGGGAGAAGGTCGGATACCTTGAAAGGATTGCGAAAACATTAAATGTTAATAGTCAATTCCGAAAAGCCATCATTGACATCCAAGCCGATATAGCCAGACAACTCACGAGGATTGCAACAGCATTAGAGGACAGGCCAATTATTATTACTGGCGAAACCATTGATGCGGTTGGAAAAGACTTGACAATGGAGAACAAATAATGTATGTTTTGGATGAGGGTTGTGAGATAGCTTCTCGCGTAAAGGATACGGTAGCCAGTTCTGCCGTTCCCGCCTTCATCCAAACCAACCGAACTGGAGGTTTTTAATGAAAAAAATTCCATTAACTCAAGGCAAGTTTGCCCTTGTAGATGACGGTGATTATGGAGATCTTAGTGGCTATACGTGGTATGCCGCTAAAAACAGAAATACATATTACGCTCAAAGATCAAAAACAATATCGGGCAAACCCAAAGTAATAAAAATGCATCGAGTAATTATGGGGCTACATTTTGGGGATGGCAAGCAAATAGACCACATTAACGGCAATGGCCTTGATAACCAAAGGGCCAATTTAAGATTTTGTACTAATCAGGAAAATCTTCGTAATCAAAAGGCGACCAAGAATTGTTCGTCTCAATTTAAGGGTGTTAATTTTCATAAAAAGGCCATGAAATGGCAAGCCCGAATCTGTGTTAACAATAAAGACAAACATTTGGGGTCTTTTGACACAGAAATCGAAGCGGCTAAAGCATATAACGAAGCCGCAAAAGAGCTTTTTGGTGATTATGCTCTTTGTAACGCAATCGGTGTGAATCTGTCCGGCACAGAGTCGGTTAAACAGAAAGGAGGGCAATGACATAGAGGCTTGAAAAATGTTAGAGCTATTAGATTGTAGCTCTACTCCAAAACATAATAACACTTAAACCCGGCTCGTTGACGAAGGCGGGTCGGGGGAATAAAACAGGAAAGAGGCATTTGGAAAGTGAAACTTGTTGAACTATTTGCGGGAATAGGAGGGTTCCGAGTTGGGATTGAAAAAGCGTTACAAGAAAAAACCAATAAAACCAAACGAAATAGTTCCGGCTCTATATCCATCGGCCATAGCGAAAAACAGCGACAACAATATTACGATTGTTGGGCCAACGAAATTGACAAATACGCCTGCCAAGCCTACCGAAAACAGTTCGGAGAAATCTGTCAGCAAGACATCAGAACAGTTGACCCTGATTCAATCCCCGACTGCGACATCATCACTTTCGGATGGCCTTGCCAGGACAATTCGATTGCTGGAAAACGCAAAGGACAATCAGGGGATACACGAAGCGGCCTACTGTTTGAAGCGATGCGAATCGTTAGGGCTAAAAAGCCCGACTATTTCATTGCTGAAAACGTCCCCGGATTATTCAGCGTCAATAAAGGTCGCGACTTCTACAAAAACTCTTAGAGTGTTTGCCGAAGCTGGGTATGATTGTCAATGGCAGGTTCTTAATACAAGGTGGTTTCTCCCCCAGAATCGAGAGCGGATTTACTTTGTCGGACATCTTAGAGGACAGCCCCGACCCGAAATATTTCCTATCGG